TATTGACTACGAAAAACAGATGGAGCAGCAGAACGAATTTCATCTGCTGTTTGAATTGTTTGTATTGGAGTAGATGCAGATTTATTATAAAATGATAATGCAGATAATGATGAATTTGGTAGTATATTAAAAGAATTATTTGATAATACATTTGCGATAATTTGATTAAATTGGGCAGTATTATATTCTGTTGCGATTGCAGAATTTATAACATTTTTACCTACTTCTCCTATTCTGCCATCACTTTGTAGATAATATACTGCTACTTTATCATTTGGTTGTAATTTTACTCCATTTATATCATCGCCAAATGTAACTTCATATTGATTATTACCATTTAAACGTATTTCATATTTTTCTGCATTACTATTTTCTAAATATAAACTAGTTGTAGGTTGAAATTGTGACCATATTCCTGCAATATTCCTATTTACATAAACATCAATATTAAAATGATCAATATTTGTATTAGTTGGTGGTGCAATTAAAACTAATTCATTTTCATCTCCTATAGCAGTATATACTGGATATTCTTGATAACTTCCTTGATATAATAAGGTATTATTACTTAAATCTGACAACCCTTCTAAAGTTCCTGATACTGTCTTAATAAATGTTTGTTCAGAATTAAAAGAAAAATTTATACCATTAATACCAACAGAAGTATATCTAGGTATTGTATATGTACCAGCATCTAAACTATCTACAGTTGCTGAAAATGCCAATGTTGAAGTTTGATATCCTAATGGGTTATAATCAAGAAGTTTAACAATCCTATTTATATTTTCATATAATTGTGCTTCCGTAAACATTGATTCAGAAGCAGTTTTATTTAAATAATACATTAATGTATTAAATGTGTATGCCACAATATCAATAACAGATGCAAGATTACTTCCTATATAATTTTGATCAGTAAAAACTTGTGTAGCATTAAGTCTATCCAAAATTAACTGACGTAATGATGTTGCATCAAAGGCAACATATTCATTTGATGGTATGTTGTAATTATTAAAATTTGTATTATTTGTTGCCATAAATTATTGAGATTGAATTATTGTAAATGATTGTTTTTTAACATTAAAAACAAACGATGATTGAATATTAGTCAAACTTAAAATTGGAATATCCATATAAATTGCTATTATATATTGGTTTTCATCAGGTTGTGCTACTACATTTATAGCTTTGATTTTAATTCTAGGTTCATATGTAGATACTACACTTAATATACTATTACCAATCGCTTCTCCTGCTTGTTGTGATATTGGTTGAAATAAATAGTAATCAAGATTCATTCCATACTCAGGATATAAAATTCGTTGACCTGGTCTTGTTGAAAATAAATTTTGCAAAGAATTTTCAATTGCTGCAACATCTTCACTAATTTTAATATCTCCTCCGTAAATATTTTTAGGATAATTTATATTACTACTTACTATTTTTGAATATGTAATATCTAAGTATAAATCTCTATATATAGACCCCATTTGTGTCTTTGTATTAGATATATCCTCCAAGGTTTTTATACGAATTGCCATATTATCTATATTATTTATAGAAGAAAGTGTTAAATAATAACATATGACTAAAAATTTTGATTTATTATATGAAGATGTAATGCAAAGATATCAACAAGGAGGATTTCTTGGTGGTGATAGGGTAACTTTTCATCCTGATACATTAAAACATGAATATTTCAAGAGCAAGGGACAAGGGTTTAGAGATTTAGTTGCAGGATGTATGGATAAAGATTTTGATAAAATTATCAGAATTAGTGCATTAAAAAGCACCTATCCAACTACATCGCAAAATTATCGCGGAGGTACAGAAGCACCTGATGGTATTTTTGCTGATGTTGTGATTGAGGGAAATCCCGGATTTTATACTTCACCAATGACTGTTCCTATCGATGTTCTTGTATTGCATGATGATATGGGAGGAAGAGGACCAGTTCCTGATAGTTTAAAAAGAAAAGAAAAATTAAATGATCCTGAAAAATATAAAACCAAAAAAACTGATGGAAAAGAAGATGATCATATAAATTATGCATCTAGTGATACTAAGATTGCTGGTGGTAATAAATGGGATGATACAAAACCTGGTAGTGGAAGTTATAAAATGTAATATAGATTACATAAAATAAACGAAAAAATCTCAATGTAATGTTGAGATTTTTTCGTTTTATGGCATAATTAATAGACACAAACAAATTAAAATTATGTCAATACGAGCACTTCAAGATTATACATTCTACGCAAAATATGCAAAATACAATAAAAACAAAAAACGTAGAGAAACTTGGCAAGAAACTGTGGATCGAGTATTTGAAATGCACGAACGGAAATTTAAAAATATATTAGAAACTAACGAAGAGTTTAAAAAAGATTTTAATTTTGCAAAAGAGCAAGTATCAAAAAAAAGAGTACTTGGAGCACAAAGAGCATTACAGTTTGGTGGCGATCCAATTCTTGCAAAAAATTCAAAAATGTATAATTGCTCTGTAACTTATATTGATAGACCAAGAGCATTTCAAGAATGTATGTATTTATTATTGTGTGGATGTGGAGTTGGATTTTCTGTACAACATAAACATATAAATACACTACCAAATATAGAAACTCCAATTAAAGGAAAAAAAACTTTCGTAGTTGGTGATGATATAGAATCTTGGAGTGATGCAATTGGAGTTTTGGTAAATTCATATTTTTCAGGAACGGATAATATATGGGAAGAATATCAAGGATATGAAATTGAATTTGATTTATCGCAAATACGTCCCGAAGGTGCTCCAATCACTGGAGGATTTAAAGCACCAGGCCCAAATGGTCTAGAAAGTGCAATAACTAAAATTAAATCCGTATTAGATTCTAGATTAGCATTAGACGAAAAGCGAATGCATGCTATTGACGCTTACGATATTATAATGCATGCATCTGATGCCGTATTATCAGGAGGAATTAGACGATCAGCAACTATTTGTATCTTTAGCAAAAATGATAACGAAATGTTAAAAGCAAAAACCGGAGATTGGTTTATTAAAAACCCACAAAGAGGTCGTAGTAACAATTCAGTAGCATTAATAAAAGATAAAACCTCTCGTGAAGAATTCTACGAAATAATGGAGTTTGTAAAAGAATTTGGCGAACCGGGATTTGTATGGCTTGATGATGAAGATATAGTATATAACCCATGTGTGGAAATAGGCATGATCCCTCGTCTAGCAACTGGAGAAACGGGAGTTCAATTTTGTAACTTGACAGAAATTAACGCAAAGAAAATTAAATCATTAGAAGATTTTTTACAAGCAGCAAGAGCAGGAGCAATTATCGGAACAATGCAAGCGGCATATACCGATTTTCCATATCTAGGAAAAGTAACCGAAGAAATTGTAAAAAAAGAAGCATTATTGGGAGTATCCATGACAGGAATGATGGATAGCCCTGATATCATTTTTAATGAAGAATATCAAAGATTAGCAGCGTTAGAAGTGTTGAGAGTAAACGAAATTATTGCAGGATATATCGGAATTAACCCATGTGCAAGAGCTACCTGCGTAAAACCAGCAGGAAGCACTTCTTGTATTTTGGGTAGTGCGAGTGGTGTGCATCCACATCATGCAAAACGATACTTTAGAAGAGTTCAAGCAAATCGTTTGGAATTTCCTCTACAGCATTTCATGAAAACCAACCCATTAGCAGTAGAAAAATCAGTTTGGTCTGCTAATAATACTGATTATGTTATTAGTTTTCTATGTGAGGTTCCTCTAGGTTCAATTACAAAAAACCAAATAAAAGCAGTTGATTTATTAGAAAAAGTAAAATTAACACAAAAAAATTGGGTGGAATATGGAACTCGACCTGAACGATGCACCAATCCTTCCGTAAGACATAATGTATCAAATACAATTACAGTAAAACCCGAAGAGTGGAATGATGTTAGTAAATTCATATACGATAATAAAAAATGGTTTGCAGGTATTTCATTATTACCATTTTCTGGAGACAAAGATTATCCACAAGCACCATTCTGCTCTATTCCTAGTTTAGCTGAATATAACGCACAATACGGCGAGGCTGGTATGTTTGCTAGTGGGCTTATTGTTGATGGATTAAAGGCATTTAACGACAATCTATGGGCAGCATGTGACGCAGTTGTTGGCATCGGAGAAGAACTTAAATTAGATGACGAACCACTTGAACCAGTTGAACCTAAAAAAAATGGATATAGCGATAAGGAATATGTAAAAAAATTAAAAGAGCATACAATTAATTTTTATAATTATTTAGAAGAATATGAAAAATATGAAATCGTTAAACTAAAAGTCGATTGGGTTCGCAGAGCAAGACAATTTGCTGAAAGATATTTTTCTGGAAATATTAAACAAATGACCTATTGTGTAAAGGATTGTCATAATATTAAATTGTGGAATGACCTTTCAAGAGAATATAAAGATATCGATTGGGAAGATGTAATCGAAAGTGAACATACTGTAAATATTGATTCGTTAGGTGCTCAAGCATGTTCTGGTGGTAAATGCGAATTAATATAAAATTCTAATATAAAATAAAAACGCCCTGAAATCTAAAAAATTTCGGGGCGTTTCTATATCAATTCAATTTATATTAAGTGAATCTAACAATATTAGGTAATGAAAG